CCTTCAGCGGGGTGCACGCAGCAAAACCAGAGTAAAAATCATGGGCGGTAAGGGATCAGGCGGGCACAACCGTCTGCCGACGGCTGTGAAGCGAGCTCGGGGCACCCTGGAGAAGTCGCGCGAGGTGGCGGAGCCTGTCTCGCTGGCGGGTGATGGGACGGTGAACACCGCCGCGCCGTCGTACCTGACGAAGGGTGCGAAGGTGGAATGGGCCCGCGTGGCGCAGCTGCTCCACCAGGCGAAGCTCCTAGTCGACGCCGACCGTACCGCGCTCGCGCTCTACTGCACCGCTGTCGACCGAGCGCAGCGCGCCGAGAAGCAGATTGAGCGCGACGGGATGACCATCGAGAACCCCACCACTGGGGCTCTGCACGTGCACCCGCTGCTCAACGTGGCGAAGGAGGCCCGCGCCCAGGCGCTGCGGTACGGCTGCGAGTTCGGGCTGACGCCTGCGAGCCGCTCGAAGATCGCCGCGCCCGTCGGCAGCAAGGAACCCGAGAGCGATCCGCTGCGTGACTTCCTCGGCGCGCCGAAGCTCGAGCTCGTGAGCGGCTCAAAATGACTGCAGTGCCGCGCGCCGTCGGTCGCTACGAGCGGCTGTGCTTCGAACGGCACGAGCGCGACCTCGCGCTGACGCAGCAGCCGGGCGGTCACCCCAGGGGCTACCGCTTCGTGCCCCAACTCGGTGAGCGCGTGGTGCAGTTCGTCGAGAAGTTCTGCAAGCACCACAAGGGCGAGTGGGCGGGCAAGCCGCTCATCCTCGAAGAGTGGCAGCGCCGCATCCTGCGCATCATCTTCGGGTGGGTGCGGGCCGATGGCACGCGCCGGTTCCGCACCGTCTACATCGAGGTCGCGAGGAAGAACGGGAAAGCGCTCGCACTCGACACCCCGATTCCGACGCCTGCCGGTTGGTCGACGATGGCTGACCTGAAGGTGGGCGACGAGGTGTTCGATGAGCACGGCAAGCGGTGCCGCGTCACGGGCGCAACTCCAGTGGAGTGGAATCGGCCAGTGTTCAGGGTCTCGTTCTCAGACGGCGAGTCGATCATCGCCGACGCAGAACACGAGTGGTTCGTTACCTCGCGAGTGACCGGCCTGCCGCGAACTGGCCTGGGAGCAAAGGCGACCGACCGGCAGCGCCACATTCGGACGACCACGCAGCTGAGCTCGAGCCTCTGGGCCGACGAAAGAAGGAACGAAGCGAACCACCGCGTGCCAGTCTGCGGGCCGCTGGAGTGCGGCGAGGCCGCGCTGCCGGTTGACCCCTACGTGCTCGGCGCGTGGCTCGGAGACGGGCATTCAGCTTCGGGCGCAATCACTCAGGGCGAGCGCGATATCGAGTTCATGCGGTCGCAGTTCACGGGCGCCGACTACGAGGTCACGCGACGAAGCGTGCCGAATCTCTTCGGGGTCCTCGGCCTGCGTGTGCAGCTGCGCGAACTCGGCGTCCTGAGCAACAAGCACATCCCGTCGCAGTACCTGCGTGCCTCGACTGCGCAGCGGATGGACCTACTGCGTGGGCTGATGGACACCGACGGGCACTGCTCGAAGAGGGGCCAGTGCGAGTTCTCCACCACCAGCTACGAGCTGCTCACCGGCTTCGTCGAGCTCGCCCGCTCCCTGGGATTCAAGCCCACCGTGAAGTTCGCCCGCGCCATGCTGAAGGGTCGCGACTGCGGCCCTTCGTACCGGGTGCAGTTCTGGGCGTTCTCCGACTGGCCTGTCTTCCGAATGCCGAGGAAGTCCGCGCGTCTCAAGGCGCCTGGGCGGCAGTCATCCGCCCGCTCGAAGAACCGGCAAATCGTCGCGGTCGAGCCGGTCCCATCGGTGCCAGTGCGATGCATCGAGGTCGACTCGCCGAGTCACCTGTACCTCGCCGGGGAGGGGATGATTCCCACCCACAACAGCCTGCTCGCCTCGGGCCTCGGTCTCTACCTGATGGTGGGCGACCAGGAGCCGGGCGCCGAGGTCTACTCGTTCGCGACAAAGGAGGACCAGGCGCGGCTGCTCTGGCTCGAGGCGGGGAAGACCGTCAACAAGAGCGAGCTGCTCAAGAAGCACGTGAAGGTGCTCGCCGACTCCATCACCTTCGACGGCGCCGGCGCGTTCTTCAAACCGCTCGGCTCCGACTCCGAGACGCAGGACGGGCTCAACCCCAGCGCAGGCCTCGCCGACGAGCTCCACGCCCACCGCACGCGCGGCATGTGGGACGTCATCCAGTCGGGCATGGGCGCTCGGCGTGAGCCCCTGATGATCGCCATCACCACCGCCGGCGTGTTCCGGCCGGAGTCCATCGGCTGGGAGAAGCACGACTACGCGCAGAAGGTGCTCGACGGCATCTTCGAGGACGACGCGTTCTTCGCGTTCATCGCCGCGCCCGACCAGGGCGACGACCACTTCGGCGAGGTCGCCCAGCAGAAGGCGAACCCGAACTGGGGCATCAGCGTGAAGCCGGCCTGGCTGCGCGAGCGCGCCGAGGAAGCCCGCGCGCTGCCGTCGGCGCTGAACGAGTACCTGCGAAAGCACCTGAACATCTGGAGCCAGCAGAGCACCGCGTGGCTCTCCCTTGAGCAGTGGGCGGCGTGCGACCCGACGCCGATGCCGCAGGCCGACTTCGAGAAGGCGCTCGAGGGGCTGCGGTGCAAGGCGGGGCTCGACCTCTCGAGCAAGCTCGACCTCACCGCCCTGGTGCTGGAGTTCGAGACCGAGCGCGGCCACGAGCTCGTCTGCCGCTTCTGGCTGCCCGAGAACCGAGCGGCCGACGAAGAGGCGAAGGGCCGGACCTACTACGCGCAGTGGGCGCGGGAGGGCTGGCTCTCGCTCACCCCGGGCGATGCCATCGACTACGACTTCGTGAAGGCGGAGATCGCCTCGCTCGCGAAGCGGTACCGCATCAGCGAGATCGCCTTCGACCCGTGGGGCTCGCAGAAGCTGGTGAACGACCTGGTGAAGGAGAGCATCGCGGTGCTCGAGGCCGACGGCGAGCGGCCGGTCTGCGTCGAGTGCGGGCAGGGGTACAAGTCACTCAGCGAGCCCACGAAGGACTTCGAGGTCTCCGTCGTGAAGAAGAGGCTGCGGCACAACGGGAACCCGGTGCTGCGCTGGTGCGCGAACAACGTCGTCGTGGTGGCTGACGAGGCGGGCAACCTGAAGCCGAACAAGGCGAAGGCAGCCGGCAAAATCGACGGCATCGTTGCGGCCATTATGGCGCGCTCTCGCTCCATCGTCGCACCCGAAGAAGAGGTGCAGCAGGGCGGGTTCTCGGTGCTGTGACCACGGCCCACCGCAGCGTGTGAATCGCCCGCGGGATAACGAGTCGTGGCCTTCTCGCTGACGGCAGCGTTCCGGGGTTTCGTCGCTGCGTGGCGAGACAGCTGGCTGCGCGGTGACTCGCGGCTGAACGTGCCTCCGATGGCCGTCCACTTCGCCGGCCTGCAGCTGACCCGCACCGACGCGCTCATGCTCAGCGCCGTCTGGGCGTGCATGGAGCAGATTGCGAAGAACCTCGCGGCCGCTCCGACCAACATCTACGAGCCCATCGAGGGCACGAAGCGCCGGCGGAAAATCGAGAAGGACAACCGCGCCTGGCTGCTGAACGTGCGGCCGAACGAGGAGATGACGGCAATCGCCTTCCGCGAGTCGCTCCTCCTGCAGGCGCTCGCCGACGGCAACTCCTACGCTGAGATTGGCCGCGACCGCGGTGGCCGCGTCGCCGCGCTGTATCCGCTGCTCAGCGACCGAGTGACGCCGCGGCGCAACGAGAGCAAAGAGCTTGTCTACGACGTGCGCGACGAGCTCGGTGACGTGCGCACCCTGGCTTCGCGCGACGTCTTCCACCTGCGAGGCCCGAGCGTCACCGGACTCATGGGTGACAACGTGGTGGCCCGGGCTTCGCGCTCGCTGGCCGTCGCTGCAGCGCACGAGCGCTTCTCGGCCGCCTTTTATGGCCGCGGTGCCCAGCTCGGCGGCGTGGCGGAGTTCCCGGGCAAGCTCGCCGAAGACCAGAAGGCCGCGCTGCGCGAGTCCTGGGAGAACAACCACGCCGGCCTGGGCAAGGCGCACCGGCTGCTCGTGCTCGAGGGTGGGGCGAAGTTCACGGCCACGACGGTCGACCCGCAGAAGGCCTCGCTCGTCGACGACAAGAAGTTCAGCGTCGAGGAGATCGCCCGCTGGTTCGGAGTTCCGCTCCACAAGATTCAGCACCTCGAGCACGCGACCTTCTCGAACATCGAGCACCAGGGCCTCGACTTCGTGAACGGCTGCCTGTTCCCCTGGGCGGTGCGCTACTGCCAGGAGCTGAACGCGAAGGTGTTCAACACCGGGGCGAAGGGCCCCTGGTGGTACGCCGAAATCGACCTCTCCCACCTCGTGCGCGGTGACGCGCTGACTCGGGCCAACGCGGCTAGCGCCTGGGTGCAGAACGGCGTGAAGACTCGCAACGAGGTGCGCGCCGAAGAGGGCCTCGACGACGTCGGTGACGCCGGCGATACGCTGACGGTGCAGCTCAACATGACGACGCTGCCGCGCCTGATGGCCGACGCAGCTGCGCCCGCGCCGGCGCCGCAGCAGGTGGCAGCTCGAGCGCTGACCCTCGCCGCGCTGGCTGGCTGTGCGCGGTGCACGAAGCGCGCGCTGGCCCGCGCCGATGCCATCGCTGTGCTGGTCGAGGAGATGGCGGACTTCGACGAGCTCACGCGCTCGGTGCTCGGATCGTCTTTCACGCGAGAGATCGCCGAGAAGTGCCTCGACGCGTACGCGGGCGGGTCGCCCATCGAGTTCGTCAGCAGGCCCACCCCACCCCGTCTCGGAGCTGCAGCATGACTCTCAACCTCGGTCCTCGTCTGCTGCAGGAGTGGCGCGCGAACATCGCTCGCCAGCGGCCAGCGCTCGCGCAGGTCCGCAACGAAAGCGTCGCCGAGCTGCACATCTACGGCGTCATCGGCACCTCGTGGTGGGAGGAAGGCATCACCGCCGCCACCATCAAGGAGAAGCTCGCGGGCTTCGCCGGTGCGACGCGGCTGAACATCTTCATCAACTCGCCTGGCGGGAGCATCTACGAGGCTGACGCCATCTACGCCCAGCTCGAGCGCTGGAAGGGCGAGAAGGTCGCGTACATCGACGGCATCGCCGCATCGGCCGCCTCGTACATCGCCATCGCTGCCGATCGCGTCGTCACTGCGAAGCACGGGAAGTGGCTCATCCACAACGCGTCGACGCTCGTGCTCGACCAGTTCACCGCAGCGTCGCTTCGCACCTTCGCTGAGCGCACGGCCGCGGAGCTCGACAAGTACTCCGCCGCCATCGCCGAAATCTACGTCGCGAAGACCGGCAAGAAGGCCGCCGACGTTCTCGCGCAGATGGACAAAGACACGCTGATGACCGCGGCCGAGGCGCTCGACTTCGGGCTCACCGACTCGGTCGCCACCTTCGACGAGGACAACGCGCCGGCCGAGCCCGCCGAGTCGAACCGCGCTGGCCTGGCTGCAGCCACGGCCGCACGGGCCCGCGTCGCCTCATTCAGAGCCACGCAGTCGTTTCGCACGCTGAAGACCAACGCAGCACCAACCAGGAAGACACCATGAACCGGGATCAGTTGATGAAGTTGGCGCTCGCCGCCGTCGTCGCTCACGCGGAAGGACTCGCCGAGAAGCTCAACACGCAGGCGACCGAGGTCGAGAACGCCGGAGACGGCGCGACGCCGGAGCAGCTCGCCGCCATCCGCGCCACGCAGGCGCAGCTGAAGGACGCACAGGACGTCATCGCCGAGAAGGAGCTCGCGGCGAAGGCGCAGGAGGAGCTGCTCGCCTCGGCGCGTGCCGCGGTCGCTTCGGCCGGCGAGCTCTCGAAGCCGATTCGCCAGACGTCCCCCGGCCGCATCACCGGCGGCGACAAGCCGGGCGCCAGCAAGAGTTCCTTCGGCTTCCAGAGCGCGGGTGAGTTCATCATCGCTGCGCGCAACCACAAGGCCGGCCGCAGGGACGCGCGCATCATGAACGCCGCGACGACGTACGGCTCGGAGAGCGTCAACGAAGAGGGCGGCTTCCTCGTGCCTCCCGACTACCGGGAGAACATCCGCAAGGCGATCGAGGGCGAAGGCTCGCTCGCGGCGCTCTGCGACGACCAGCGCACCTCGAGCAACCGGCTCGCTTTCCCCATCGATGAGAACGCGCCCTGGGACTCCTCGGGCGGCATCAAGGTCGACTACATCGCGGAAGGCGCGACGCTGACCCAGACGAAGCCGAAGCTCGGAAGCCTCGAGACGAAGCTCGTCAAGCTGGGCGCGCTCGTTCCGCTCACCGACGAGCTCATCGAGGACGCGGCCGCGATGACGTCGTACGTCAACACGAAGGTCCCCGAGAAGACGGTCGCCTTCCTCAACCAGGAAATCCTCAAGGGCGTCGGCGGGCCGGGCACGCTGCTCGGCATCCTGAACGCCGCGGCGAAGGTGACGGTGGCCGCGAAGGCCGGCCAGGGCGCGAACACGGTCGTCGCCGACAACATCACGAAGATGTGGTCGAGCCTGCCGGTGAAGTCGCGCACGCGCGCGGTGTGGCTCATTCACCCCGACGTCGAGGCGGTGCTGCCGCTCATCACCATCGCGAACCAGCCCGTCTACCTGCCGCCTGGCGGGTTGCTCGAGCGCCCGAACGGCTCGCTGATGGGCCGCCCGGTGATGGTGTGCGAGGACTGCAACGCGCTCGGTACCGAGGGTGACATCATCCTCTGGGACCCGCTCGAGTACATCATCGCGACGAAGACCGGCCCCTCGGGCATGCGCGCCGACGTCTCGATGCACGTCTTCTTCGAGCAGGACATGACGGGCATGCGCTTCATCCAGCGCATCGGCGGCCAGCCCTGGTGGACGAAGGCGTTCACCCGCAAGAACGGCAGCTCGAGCCAGAGCCCGATCCTCACGCTGAACAGCACGCGCCCGTAACCCGCCTGAGGGAGCGCGTCGCAGTCAGGCGCGCTCCTTCGTTTCGCCTCCCAACCTCTTTCCGCAGCGAACCCGACTCAGAAGGAACCAGCCATGGACATCAACTCCGAAACTCTCAAGGCCGTCCCCTCGACGAACCCGGCGGCCGGCATCACGGGGAACGCCGTCACCACCGGCGCCACCATCGACGCGAAGGGCTTCAACGGCCTCACCTTCGTCGTGCAGACGGGCGTCGTCACCGACGGCACCTTCACCGGGCAGGTCTTCGGCGGCAACGCGTCGAACATGTCCGATGAGGTGGCGCTCACCGCCGACCAGCTCATCGGCTCGGCGCCCGCCATCGCCACCACCGACGACGGCGTGTGCGAGCGCGTCGGCGTGAACCTGCAGAAGGTGGGCAAGCGCTACTACCGCCTGAAGCTGACGCAGGCCGGCGCCACCACCGGCGGCTTCGTGGCCGTCCAGGCGATCCTCACCATGCCGGCGGCGTCGCCCGTCGCCGCTCCGTAAATTCCTCGGGCAGGACCTCGCCGGCGTTCCCCAGAGCGTCGGCGAGGGCAGTTCTTGCGGGGTTGAGGAGCGGCTCCCTCTCCGGGCTCATAACCCGGCCACGCTGGTTCAAATCCAGCCTCCGCAACAATGGACAGCGACCTCACCACCTTGGACTCGGCGGCCGGCGCGCTCGGCGTGAGCGCTGCTGACCCGAAGCTGCCGCGCCTCATCGGCTCTGCCTCCGAGGCGATCCGCCGCTACATCGGCCGGCCGCAGCTCCACTACAGCGCCACCATCGTCGAGAAGCTGGCGGGGTACGCCGGCCAGGTGCGGCTGTACCTTGGTGCCGTGCCGCTCATCTCCGTCGCGAGCATCGTTCTCCCCGACGGCACCGCGCTCGCTCCGGCCGACTTCACGGTCGAGGACCTCGTCACGGGGGCGCTCTACCGGCGCGAGGGCTGGCCCTTCACCGGCGTCGACGAGGGCGGGGTGCTCTACGCCGAGGAGAAGGCCATCGTCGTCACTTACGCGGGCGGGTGGGTGACCCCTGCGCAGGCCGGCACGCGCACCCTGCCGTACGACCTCGAGCACGCGTGCATCCTGGCGGTGGTGTCGGCGTACCGCTCCGAGCCGCGCGACGCTTCCATCGCGAGCGAAGCGCTCGGCGACTACTCCGTTTCGTACCGGCCGAACTCCATCATCGGCGTCGGCGTCGGCGGCGGCCTGCTGCCTGATGCCGTGCTGCCGCTGCTCGCCACGTACCGGAGGCTCCAGTGAGCGTCCTCTCGATGCTGACGCAGACCGTCCACGTGGCCTCATTCGCGTCGGTCGACGCGTACGGGAAGAACACCTACGGCACGCCGCGGGCGCTGCCGGCGCGCGTGCAGGGGCAGCAGCGGAACGTGCGCAGCCAGGCGGGCGACGAGCTCGTCTCGAGCCACGTCGTCTACGTGGCCGAAGAGGTGAAGCCGACCGACCGCATCTGGTTGCCGGGGCAGTCCACCTCGAGCGCCGAGGCGTCGAACGTTCCCCTCACCATCACCAGCTCGCCGCACCCGTCGAGCGGCGTCACGTTGTGGAAGGTGGAGCTCTGATGCCTGGCCGAGTGAACGTGCTCATGTCGGTGGAGGGTGGCGAGGCGCTGCGCAAGACGCTGACGAAGAAGTCGGCCGAGGTGGCGCGCGAGATGGAACTCGCGCTGCCACAGGAGGGGGCGGCGCTGATGGCGCAGGCCAACGCACTGGCGCCTCGAGCGACGGGCGAGCTCGTCGGCTCCTCGAGCGTCACCTCGGCCGTCACGCGGAAGGGCGCGAAGGTGGCCGTCGCCGCGGCGTACCTCGACGAGAAGGCGGCCGCGGTACACGAGGGCGTGCACTGGGGGAAGAAGATTCAGGGCACGCGCGGCTTCAAGTGGTTCGAGCGCGCGCTGCAGGGGTTCCAGGCTGGCTTCATCGAGCGCATCGTCGCGCGTCTGCGTCGTCTGGTGGGGGGCTGACTGATGCCCGCGTCCAACCCCTCACCGCCGCCTGACGCGAGCGGCACCGTGCGCGGCCTCGTGTCCCTCGTCGCGCAGACGTTCGCGGGCGTGAAGACGTTCCTCGCTCGGGCGGTGTTTCAGCTCGGCATCACGTCGGGCGCGGCTCGGCTCGACCTGCGGAGCGACCTCGGGGCGGGAGCGTCCGACGTCTGCTCTGTCGCTGGCTCGACGGTGGCGGATGCGTCGGTGAACAACGCGGCCTCGCTGCTCGCCGTCAGAACCGGTATCGGAGGCACCGAGGCCGACAACTTCCGAGTCATCAAGCGCGGCATCGTCATCGGGAACGGCGCATCGTCGATTTTTCTTTCGACGGTCGAGGGTTCCTACATCCTCGACACGGGGAACATCCGAGCGGCGACTCTCAACAGCACTGCGTATCTCGGATGCTCGGTGGGCGGCGTGTTTCGCTTCTATGCCGACGGCGGCAACTTCGGCCGCATCGACCAGAGCGGCACCGACAGCACAGGCACGCCGGGCGCAGCCACCATCAACAAGCCCATCGGGAAGAGTGCCATCGCGCTCGGTGCCGCGTCCGTCGTCATCACGAACTCTCTCGTCTCTGCTGCCTCACACGTCGTCATCACACCGCACGCGCGCGACGCGACCTGCAAAGAGCTCATCGTCGTGCCTGCTGCAGGCTCCTTCACCGTCAGCGGCAGCGCCAACGCGACCGCCGCGCTGCCGTTCTCCTGGGAAGTGAAAGGGATGCTCTGATGCCGACTCCACGCCAGTGGTTCCGAGACGCACTCACTGACTTCCGCACCAACCGCACGGGCAACCGGCGCCGCGCGCAGATTCGCGCCGACGTCGCCGAGCTGGTGACGGCCGCGCAGGACTGGCTCGCCCGCACCGACGCGCAGGAGAACGGCGCGCAGGCTGCCTTCGCCGCCGACCGAGCCGCGCAGTTCAAGACGTTCGTCGATGCCCTCCCGCCCGTCGAAGCCGACGCAACGCCCTGAGCCATGGCCGACGCGTGCTCCCTCACCGTCCGCGACTCCGCCGGCGCGCCCGTCACCACGGGCGTGACGCTGGCCGTGTACGTCGACACGACGGGAGCCGCGCGCACGCCGCCAACCATCACGCACGTCGGCGCGGGGAAGTGGGTCTTCACGCCATCGGACGCTGACGAGACGGTCGGCACGGTGGCGCTCGTCGACCGCGGGGTGGGCAACCCTCGGCGGCGCGAGGCGTTCGCCATCCACAAGGCCGACAACTCCAACCAGTTCTGGTGCTTCCACTTCGAGAACCCCGACGGCACCGTGTGGGCTGGCGCCGCGCCGAGCTCGCTGCAGTACGTCGACCCGACCGGAGCTGCGCGCACGCCACCGTCGGTGATGCCGCTCGCCGGCGCGTACCTCTACGCGCTGACGCCGACTGCAGGCGACGTCACGGCCGGCATCGAGGGGCGACTCGACGCACCCGCCGGCGCCGCGCCCGAGTACTGGAGCTTCTCGAGCGAGACGAACGTCGGCTCTCCATGGGCGGCGCCTTCGCCAGGGCCGATACGGAACGCGGCCTACGACGTCGCCCAGTTCCTCAACGGGAAGACGGTCGGCGGGGTGGTGATGTCGCTCGCCACCAACCTCTTCATCGGTCGCATGCCCGACACCGACAAGACGCAGTCACCCTGCGTCGCGGTGCTGAATACGGGCGGGGCCTCGCCGCAGTCGCTCCTCTCGGGCGAGCGGCAGTCCGTCTACAGCGCCTCGGTGCAGGTGATGGTGCGCAGCTCGGCCGACGACTTCGCGGCCGGCGAGGCGCTCGCTCGAGGCGTCATCGAGTGGTGCCACCAGCAAGTCATCGCCGGCTACCTGTCCTGGTACTCGCGCGACTCGCAGCCCGCGCTGTTGGGCCCGGACTCCGACCAGCACCTGGTGTGGGCCATCAACTTCGACGCCGAGTATCTCGCCACCCTCGGGTGACGGCATCGTGTGAACGAGACGGGCGACGGTGAGGGCCTCTCTCGGAGGCACCAACCATGTCCGTCGCAGCCCACCCGACTCTCGTCTACGTCAAGGCCACCAACGCCGCCGCTGTCTCGGGCGACGAGGTTGCCGGCATCACCTCGTGCACGAACGGCCAGAGCGCCGACCTGCTCGACGTCACCTCCTTCAAGGACACGTCGGGCTGGCGCCAGCGCATCCTCGGCCTGCTCGACGGTACCGTCGAGATGTCCGGCATGGCCGAGTTTGCCGACGCGCCGCAGAGCCTCATTCGCTCCAGCTTCCTCTCGGGCGTCAGCATCTGGGTGACGATTCACTTCAACCCGAGCGGCTCGGCTGGCAACAAGGGCTTCCAGGTCGAGTGCAAGGTGGGCTCCGTCAACCACTCCAGCGAGCTCGAGGACAAGGTGGCCTTCGACGCGTCGTTCTCCTTCACCGGCGCGCCGGTCGCCGTCTAAGGCGCCATGGCTCGCGCCGCGTGGAACACCGCAGTGAAGGTGACTGGCGCTGCCGTCGGCGTGACGGCTGAGGCGGCCGCGCTCCTCACCGGCAAGCGGTACCAGGTGACGAACGCCGCGCGGCGCATCATCGACCCAGCGGCGGCCGTCGTCGTGAAGGACAACGGTGTCACCGTCTCGGCGGCCAACATCCTCGCCATCGAGCACCTCTTCGGCATCGTCGAGTTCCAGGCCGCGTACTCCGTCACCGGGCCCGTCACCCTCGACTACAGCTACCTGCCCACGTACCAGGTGGCCGAGTGCACCGCGGGCAGCTTCGAGATGTCGCGCGACATGCTCGACTCCAGCGTCTTCGAGTCGCAGTGGCGCAAGAAGACGCCTGGGCTGATGGACTTCGCGGGCACGCTGAAGTCGCTGCAGATTCAGCTCGTCGACATCGACACCGTCACGGGCGGCACGCAGAGCATCGACAGCTGGCTGAAGGCTGGCACGCACCGAGTCATCGACGTGCTTTTCGCCACGGGTGAGCGGCTGCGCGCCTGGGTGCTGTTCGAGAGCCACAACATCACGAGCGAGCTCGACGGCCTCGTCACCGTCGACATCGCCTTCACCGGGTCGAGCCCTGCTGCTGGGGCGGCCGTCGCAGGAACGGGAATCTGACCATGAACGCAACGGAGCTCCGGAACGCCATCCTCACGCGCAGCAAGCCGGTGGTTCGGAAGGTGGGCGAGCTCGAGGGCATCGGCGACGTCTTCGTGAAGGTGGCCACCGTCGACGAGCGAAAGGAGCTGCTCCGCCTCAGCGGCGTGAAGCCCGACGCGACCGGCGACGTGACGGTCGAGGAGCCCGACCGCTTCACGGCGCTCTGCATCACGAAGCTGGCCGTCGACGCCAGCGGCGAGCGCGTGTGGACCGACGGCGACGCGCCCCAGCTGATGAAGCTCAGCGTCGACGACCCGTACTGGGTCCTGATGGGCCCGGCCGCAATGAAGGCCCTGCATCCCGACACGAAGAGGGTGGAGGAGACAAAGGGAAACTGAGGCGCGGTGGTGAGCGACGCCTCCTCTTCGCCATCGCGCAGAAACTGGGAGGCATGACGGTGGCCGAGCTCGAGGAGCGGCTGACCGTCGATGAGCTGGCTGAGTGGGGAGCGCTCTTCGAGGTGGAACGCGAGGAGCACGAGAAGGCGATGAAGGACGCCGAGCGGAAGTCGAAGACGGGCTCGAGACGGAGGTAGGCGATGGCCTTGAAGATTGGATCGCTCTTCGTTTCGCTCACCGCGAACACCGACGGCTTCGCGAAGTCGATGGGCAAGGCGTTGAAGGACGTCGAGAAGTTCTCCCGCGAGGTGAAGAGGGCGGCGAACGACGCGGCGCAGGTGGCGGGCAGCATCACCGCCCTGGGCGGAGCGGCGCTCAAGCTGGCTGCCGACGTGAGCGGGCCGACGAAGGCAGCCCTCGACGAGCTCAAGCTCTCGATGCAGCAGGCCGCGAAGCCCGTCGCAGAGGCGCTCCTGCCGGCGGTGCGCGAGGCGTCGACCGTCCTTCGAGGCATGGGCAAGGCGTTCGCCGAGCTCTCGCCTGAGACGAAGGCGATGGTGGGGGAGGTCTTCAAGGTGTCAGCCGCAGTCGCTGCGGCCTCCCTCGTCGTCGGGCGCCTGGCGTCGACGGTGAATCTGCTCGCCGGCGTCTTCTCGGGCACGTTCTCGGCCATCGCTGCGGTGGGCACGGGGCCGCTGCTTGGCATCATCGCCGGCGTGGGCATCACCATCGGCGCCATCACGCTCCTGCATCGAGCCTGGCGCCTCAACTGGGGTGGCATTCAGGAAGTGGCCGTCGACGTGGTGAACACGCTCAAGGAGGTCTTCGGCTCGCTCGCCTCGACCATCGGCAAGGTGTTCGACTTCTTCGTCGACGCGGTCGCGGGCTTCATCGAGATGAACCTGAAGAGCATCGACGCGATTCAGAAGGCCTTCGGCAAGAAGTTCATCGACGTCGAGTTCCTGCGCTCGGGGTTCAAGGGGCTTTTCGAGGACCTGAAGAGCGGCACCTTCATGAGCGAGGCCGTGAAGTTCGGCAAGACGGTGGGCTCGGAGATCGGCGGCGCGCTCCTCGACGAGTGGAAGCAGATTGGGAAGGAGCTCGGGCTCGACAGCATCCTCTCGAAGATTCGCGGCATCAGCGCAGGGGCAGCCCTCACCGTCGGGCCGAAGCGGCCGCAGGTGTCAGGGGCGCTCGCTGAGGGGCGCATGATGGGCCTCGGGAACATGGTCGACGCCAGCTCGGCTGCGGCCCGCCGAGCGGTCAACCCGGAGTTGAAGGGGCCTCGGCGCATCAACCAGACGACGGCGGTGAAGGGGGAAGACGCTCGGCGGAACTTCGAGAAGTTCCAGCAGGAGCAAGCCGACGCAGCGAAGGAGGCCAGCGACGCGATGAAGTCGAGCCTGGCGAACACGGCCACCACCTTCGTGGGCAAGCTCGGCGAGGCCGGCGGCATCATCAACAACGTCATCAGCGCCGCCTCGCAGGGCGGGCCCTGGGCGGCTGTGGCGGCTGCCCTGGGCGAGCTGCTCTCGAAGACGAAGGCCTTCGTCGACGTGATGGACATCGCTGCGGGCGGCCTGAAGACCGTCACCGACGCGCTCGAGCCCGTGGCGAACACGCTCTTCAACGCCCTCGGGAAGGTGCTGGCCCCGGCGTTCCAGGTGGTCGCGGTCGCGGTGGAGGCCATCAGCCCAGTGCTCGCGACGGTGGCCCAGGTGCTCGAGATGGTGGCGCCCATCGTCATGCTGCTGGTGCCGATCATCAGCTCGCTGCAGCCGCTCCTGCAGTTCGTCGCCGACGTGCTGAAGGGGGTCTTCAGCGCGCTCGAGCCGGTGTTCCGCGTCATCTTCTTCGTGGTGCAGGGCATCATGATTGTCGTCACCGCCGTGCAGCGCGCCATCGTTGGCATCTGGAACGGGCTGCTCGACGCCATCGCGACCATCGTTGACGTCGTCGTCGGCCTCTTCACCGCGGGGCTGGTGACGAACGGCGGCGACTTCGTGCGGAAGGGGAAGGGCTCGGTCTCGGCCCTCGACACCTCGCTCGCCGAGCTCACCACCATCACCTACGACGGCGCCTCTGCAGCGGCCGCGGCTGCGGCGGCGAACATGAAGGCCGCTGGCGCGAGCGACCGCCTCGGCGACACCGTGACTGCGGTGAACGAGGCCTTCCTGAACATCCCGAGCGGCTTCAAGGTGGCGGCCGCGCGCTTCAACGCTGACGCGAGCGGCTACGTCGCCAGCTCGATGCCGTCGAACGGCATCACCATCAATGGCGGCATCGTCATCTACGCGAACGACTCCGAAGACGCGCTCGACCAGCTCGAGGAGATGATGACGCGTCGGGTGTTCCGCTCCACCGGCAGCCCCCTGCGCAGCAGCATCGGCGCCCTGAGGTAACCGGTGACCGACTTCCTCCGACTCAACGGGGTATCTGTCGCGGTCCGCACGGACCAGGCGGAGTACCGCCCCGAGCTCGTCGGCGAGTCGGGCCGAGGCGTCGACGGCTCGATGTGGGTGCAGCGCACCGCCATCAAGCGCACCTTCGAGCTCGCGACGTCACCGCTCACTGCGCAGGAAGCGCTCGCGCTCGCGGGCCTGGTGCACGGCGCCGGCCACACCTGGCCCTTCACGGCCGCGCTGGGCCTGTACTCGTCGCGGGGGGCGCTCATCACCTCGAGCGGAGCCGCCATCACCCGCGCCGCGGCCTTCGGGAAGTTCGGCAGCGACTCGGCCCTGGTGCCGAACGGCGTCACGCTGCGCACCGGCCTGCTGTACCCGACGGGCACGGGGCAGCCCGAGCCGACCCTCTCGTTCTGGCTCTCGACCGACGGCGTCGCGTGGAAGCATCGCGCATACAGGGCGGCGGCGTCTCAGTGGTACACCGACGGCACCGCCAGCGTCGCACCCACCGGCGTCTCCATCACCTACTCGGGCACGTTCGGCTGGCAGATTGTCAACGCGACGGGCGGCAACATCTGGGTCGACGACCTCTGGGTGTGTCCGTACGACTGGCCCGCGACATGGCCCGCCTTCGTCACCTCGTTCGGCCTGCCGGTCGGCCTCTGCCCGAGGGTGAAGGCCGACGGGTTGTTGATCGAGCAGAACTTCGCGACCGGCCTCGACTTCTTCGGCGAGGTGTCGTCGATGCCGCTGCTGCCGGGCGTCATCGGCTCCTTCGCGGCGAACCTGCACACGGTGGCCTTCAGCCTGATGGAGGTGTGACGTGCGGACCATCTCGGCCGACCACGCCGCGCGCCTGGCCGCGGGGCACTTCGCGGTGCGGGTGCGGGTGAAGGACTCGACCGGCACCTTCCGCGACCTCAACACGGTGGCCGGCTTCAACGCGGTGAAGAGCGTGCGGTGGGGTGAAGACGTCGACTCACCAGGCCTCACGGCTGACGTCGAGCTCCGCCGCAACAACGACGCCATCAGCTTCAGCCCGCTCCACGACACGAGCCCGCTGAACCGCGAGACGCCCTTCGACGCGTCGACGGCGGTCGCTGCGCTCATCGACCTGAACCGAGAGCTACGCATCGAGTGGGCGCTTGAGCTCGACGACCGCGTCACGCCGACGTGGAGCCTGGCCTTCGCCGGGCTCATCGAGAGTTTCAGCCTGGGCAGCGGCGAGACGATGGCCATCGGCGCGCGCAGCCAGTACGCCGAGCTGCAGGACAGGCTCTTCGAGGAGGAGTTCGTCTTCGCCATCGCGGCGGGCCTCGAGGCGGGCCCGTTCCGCGTGTGGCAGCCGAACACCGTTTACGCCCTCAACGACCGCATCCTGCCCACCAACACGAAGGCGAACTCGAAGCACTACCGGGTGACGACGGCAGGCACCGCGGGCGCCACCGAGCCGACCTGGCCCGGCGCCGGCACCGTGGCGAGCGGCACGGCCGTCTTCACGTACATCGGCGCGACGTCGGCGACCGCCGGGTACTCGGTGCAGAGCGTACTGACGCAGATGGCGCAGGCCATCGTGCCCGCCGGCGCCGCCGTCTTCGGAGACCTCGGCACCACCTTCACCACGTACACGCCCGTCTCGCCTGGGTGGAACATCAACGTCTTTCAGGTGAAGCGCGAGAACGTCTGGAACGCGCTCACCGCCCTCGCGCAGCAGATTGGCTGGGACTTCCGCTGGAAGTGGAGCAACGCCGACGCTGCCTTCCGCCCGACGCTCTACGACCCGAACCGCGCGAAGGTGACGCCCGACCGCGTCTTCACGCTGGCCGAGGTGCGCGGGTACTCCGACGTCGCGCTCGACATCGCGAACATCAGGAACGTCGTGCGCGTCGTGTACTCGGACTCGGCCGACCTCGACCCGCAGAACCGGGCGAAGCGGAAGTCGGTGACGGCGGTCGACACCACCAGCGCGACGAGGTTCGGCCGCCGGTACATGGAGGTCGCCGAGGGGAGCAGCTCGAGCATCGACTCTTCGGGAGAGGCGACCGCGATGGCGAGCGCGATGCTCAGCGACCTCGCGTCACCCGTGGCCGACGTCGGCGTCGAGCTGCGCTTCTTCCCCTGGGTGGAACTGACCGACCTGCTCGGGCTGCCCGCCGACGGCCGCCGCTTCACGAGCCAGCAGAACCTCGCGGTGACGTCGTACTCGCACGAGTGGGGCGAGGGTGGCCGCTGCAGCACGACGGTGCAGGTGCGCGGGAAGCCGGCGACGGGCTGGTACCGCTGGGCGCGCATCGCCGGGCCGGCGAACCCTGACGACGTGCACCGGCTGCTCGAGCTCGGCAACGCCGGCAGCTTCCTTGTCACCGCCACCCCGTCTCTGCGGGGCCAGACGATTCAGGTGTCCGAGTCGCCCATCATCATGGCGCTGCCGCACGAGGTGGAGCTGCACATCTCGGCCACCTCGAGCTTCACGCCCAGCGCATCGACGCTGAAGGCGGCCGGGCGGCAGCAGCAGGCCGTCGTGCAGGGCCTGAAGCCTGGGCGCACCTACTACGCGAAGAGCGTCATCCAGTCGTTCAACGACCGCCGCGCGGTGCGGAGCGAGCCGAGCGAGGAGACCTCCTTCGTCGCGGGCTACGTCGAGCCGGTCGACCTCAACCCCGAGACGGTCGTCGGGCCGATGCCGCCGAACGGCAGCTTCGAGGGCTGGTTCGAGGGCGACACGGTACCGCCGGACCACTGGGAGCCTGACACCGGCACCTGGGGCGACTGGGCTCGCGCGACGACGGCGGGTGACGGCGCCTACAGCCTCGAGGCCCGAAACACCGGCAGCGCGGTGCGTGCCGAGCTGCGCTCTCTCTGGTTCCCCTGCGGGGCGGGGAAGGCCTACGTGCTCGACGCGCTCCTGCAGCGCGTGGTGAGCGACGGTGACGTCAGGCTGACCATCGAGTGGGGCGACTCCGCGAAGGCCTCCCTCGGCACCGCCACGCTCATCACGCCCACGACGGGCATGACGAACTTCAAGCGCTGCCGGCAGTTGGTGGCCGAGTCGCCGGGCGGCACCAGGTACGCGCGGGTGAAGGTGGGTCGCGACACCTCGGGCACGTACCAGTTCCGAGTCGACGCCGTTTCGATGCGGCTCCTCGGCGAGGCGCTCGTGCCCGTCACCTACTCGGACGCGAACTGGGTGGACTGGGGCGGGGCCTTCACGGGCGTGGCGTACTGGCGCGACTCCATCGGACTCATTCACGTGCGCGGGCTGGCGAAGACGCTGGTGGTGCGCGCCGCGTCGAGCGTCATCTTCACGCTGCCCGAGGGGTTCCGCCCGGCGGCCGAGGAACTCTTCCCCGGCAACCGCAGCGGCGGCTTCGCGCAGATTCACGTCAACGCGGCAGGCCAGGTGTTCCCAGGCCCGGCCTGCGCGGCGAACGACTACATCGCGCTCTCGGGCATCATCTTCGACCCCCGGTAGTCGCGCGTCGAGTGAAGGCCTCGACGCACTCTGACGCCCATGAGTGACGACCTGGTCAGGCGCATCGAGGCCCTCGAAGAGCGCATCAAGCACCACGGCCCCACTATCCTCGAGCACGGCACCAGGCTCGACCGCCACGAGCGCCAGCTCGCCGAGCTCCGCGCCGGGCACGTCGAGACGCGGACCGAGTTGAAAGCCCTCTCGCAGCAGATCGCCGAGACGAGGTCCGAGCTGAAGGACCTTCAGGCTATCAACCTCGAGACGCGCGCCGAGGTGCGTGCCCTGGCATCGCAGGTGGGCCGGCTCGCGGACATCGCGACCGTTCAGGGCCCCTCGCTCGAGCGCGTGGAGCGCAACGTCGCTCGCCTGGTAGAGATTCTCGAGACACGCACCGTCGTCGTGGAGGGCGGCAATGGCTGATCTTCCGGCGTGGGCGTTGGGCGTGGTGGCGCTGCTCGTGACGTTCGGTCCGGGCGGCACCGCCTTCTTCTTCGTGCGCTGGATGAACAGGCGCGACCGGGCCGAAGAGCAGCAGCGTCACGCCGAGTCCGAGCGCGTGAAGAAGGAAAAGGAGGCGGCCGACCAGAAAATCGACCGCGTTCTTTCGCTGGTCGAGAAGCTTGAGGACCAGATGCGTGACCTCTCGCTCCGACTCCGCGACGCGGACAACGTGGCCAACCAGGTGAAGGGGATGCTCGAGAAGGTGGAAGACCGCGTCGACGGGCAGGGGGCCGACCACAAGGCCCGGCTCGCCCAGCTCGAGGAGAAGGTGGCCCGCCTCGACGAGCGCACCCGCAATGAGCCCAGGCCGAGTCGGCGCAAGTGACGAGCGCGGTATCCCGCATCGTGTGAAGCCGCGGGGGCAGTCTGCTCCTCGTGAGCGACCACCGAGAGACCGCCTACGAGAGGCACCTGCGCGAGTTCGACCGACGCAACCGGTTCGAGGTGACCGTCTCGGTCCTCGTCGTTGTGCTCGTGGGCTTGCTGGCCTGGCTGGTGAACTCGTGAGCCCCTTCCCGTTCGGACTTGCATCGCCGGGCGCGCGTCTGCGCAGCGTCACCACGAACCGCTCAGCTGCGCGGCTGATGGGCATCATCGCCGAGCACCACTTCCGAGGATTCGGCCGGTACCAGGTGCGCGACGTCACGGGCGACGGCAAGCCAGAGACGTTCTGCAACCTCTTCGCGCAGGACGTCAGCGAGGCGATGGGCGTCGAGCTCCCGCGCAACACCCGCGCGAACGACCTCGCGAGCTGGCTCCCGTCGCTGGGTAAATCGTTCGGCTGGGTCGAAGTGAGCGAGACGGTTGCGCAGCTCGCGGCCGACCGGGGCGAGCTCGCCGTCGCCATCACCGTCAACCCGAACGGGCCCGGCCACATCGCCGTGCTGCAGCCTTCGCTGGGTGACCTGGGCACCTGGATTGCCCAGGCCGGCGGCACCAACTTCACCCGTGGCTCGCTCGCGGCGGGCTTCGGCAACCTGCAGCCGCGGTTCTACGCGCACCGCTGAGGCTTCGATGACCGAGGAAGAACTCGATCAGCAGTTCGAGCCGCCGGAGCCTCGCCGGGCGCACCCGCTCGTCGCGCTGGCCGTCATTCTCGCGCTCGCTGCGATGTCGTGGCTGCCCTTCTTCGGAGGGTGCAGCTGATGCACACCGAGTCCACTTTGGGCGCCGCCGGCGTCCTCCGCTCCCCAGAGCGCGAAGGCAGGTTCCTGCCACCGGCGGTTTCCTCACCGGAACCCAGCGGTCCACACGCCGGAGCGGTCGCAGCCGACGCACCAGAAGAGAGCAACCCATGTCGTTCCGAGCGAAGTGCCGCATCACCGGCGTCCAGAGCAGCCTCCACCCGAAGCAGGGCGACCATCGCAAGGTCACCCTCCAGCCCGTCTACGGCGCAGGCGAGGAGGATTCGAACACGCAGTGGTCGAAGTACACGCCCAGCGGGCAGGTCGAGCTGACCATCACCAACCCCGAGGTGTGGCCCGACCTCGTTCCCGGCCGCGCCTTCTACGTCGACTTCACGCCGACCGAGGACTGAGCCGCCTTGACGCCGACCTCGCGCCAGTGGGCTGCTGGAATCACCGCGCTCGTGGTGATCATCGCCCTCTCGTTCTCTGCCGGCCGCTTCACGGCGCCGGTGAAGACCGACGTGCGCGAGGTCGAGAAGGTGGTTTGGCGCGACAAGGTCGTCGAGAGGGTGGTGACGCGCAAGGCGAAGGCCGTCGACCGCGTCGTCTACGTCGACCGCGTCGTCACGCCCGAGGGCGAGGTACGGGAGAAGCGCACGACGCGCACCCTCACCGACGCGCGCGAGCTCGTCGACCTCGGGAAGACATCGGAATCAGCCGGCAGCACGGAGAAGAGCGCCTCGAGCACGTCCACCCTTCGGCCTGACTGGCGGGTGGGCGTGCTCGCTGGGGCGTCGCTGCGTGAGCCGCTCGTACCCATCGTCGGGCCTCTCGTCCTGGGCGCGTCGGTCGAACGTCGCATCGTCGGCGGGCTGTCCGCAGGCGCGTGGGTCAACACCGTGGGCGCTGCAGGCGCGTCCGTTTCGATGGAGTTTTGAACATGGCCAGCATGAACATGGACGTGAACGTGAAGCTGAAGAGCCGCTCGGGCTGGTACAGCACGAAGCTGCACCTCGCGCTCATCGCCATCGCGCTGCTGACGGCCGTCTACGTCTTCGTCGTCGCGCGCACCGGAGAGCCGGTCGGCTTCGGCGAGCTCTGCGTCGCGGTCGTCTCCATCACCGCCGGCTACAGCGGCAGCCGCGTCGCCGAGTCCTTCGCGCTTCGCCCGCGCACACCCTCACCCGAGAAAGAAGGCTGACCGATGGCTCTCAAGTTCCCCGCGGCGTTCCGCACCACGCGCGCCGACACCATCACGACGCGCGCAGGAAACGGCGCGCTGTTGCGAATCTACTCCGGCACGAGGCCGGCCAACGCCGACACCGCGCCCTCGGGCACGCTGCTGGCTGAGCTCGTCTGCGGCACGCCCTTCGCCCCAGCCGCTTCGAGTGGGGTGCTGACGGCGAACGCCATTACCCAGGACTCGTCAGCCGACGCGACGGGCACGGCCACCTGGTGCCGTCTCACCAACTCGGCCGGCTCCACCACCGTCCTCGACGGCGACGTCACCGTCACGGGCGGCGGCGGAGACCTCCAGCTCGTCAACACCAGCCTCACCGCAGGGCAGCCGGTGCAGGTGACGTCCTTCGTGATCACCGAGGGCGGGGCGTAAGAGGAGGCTCCGGTGGCTCTCGCGACGAAGACGGTGCGCTACGGCTGGGGCAGCTTGGTGACGGCCACGGCCGATCTCACCAAGACAAGCCTCGGCACGAAGACCGTCTACCTGCCTGAGACGACGTCGCGCGTCATTCGCTCGGCCTTCGTCATCTTCTCGGGGCAGGACGTCATCACGGCGACGGGCGGCACGGTGAATCGCGTGCAGGTGTCCTGCGGTATCGACGCCGTCGCCGACTCCGACGTGAACGACGTGGCCAGTACGCTCGCGAACACCGGCGAGAACATCGCGCTCCACTGGCACGCGGACTTCACGGCGTACTTCGTGACGAACTTCACGGGCACCTCGCACTCGGTGGAGATGTTCTGGCTGCAGTCGCAGAGCACCGGCACGACGCCGGGCTACCGCAACGTCAGCGCCGAGCTCTTCATCACGTACGAGTACGACGACGCCGACGCCACTCACGTGAAGACCGTGGTGCTGCCGCTCGAGTCGCTGGTGGGTGCGCTCGCGACCGGCGCGCTGACATCCATCGGCTCGAACCAGATTCCAATTCTGACCGGCGGCTCGGGCATCCTCCCTGAGGCGTCGCCCGTCATCCGCGACTACTACTTCGTGCTCGAGGCAAACGAGGCGAACGCTGGCGTCGCAACGGACTGGACTCTGGAGGTCGCGCTCGACGGAGAGGCGGCCGCGCCTTTCGGCGCACAGGAGTGCGCGCTCGCGAGCGACCGAATGTGCCGGTGGCTCTGGGACCGTTCGGCATCGGTGCCGACGACGACGGCTGTGCACGACTTCAAGGCGCGCGCGAACGCGCTCGCCCGCGCGAACCACATGTCGATTCAGCTGGTGGTTACGTACGAATTCACCCCACCGGCGGCCGGCGCGAACCGCACCATCAACAGCATCATGGTGCCGTTCTCGTTCGAGTCGGTGCTCGGCGGCACCGTCGCGGGCGACAACTCGCGCGTGCGGTTGACCGTCCGCATCGACGAGCCGGGCACCATCACCATGAGGCCGAGCGGCGTGCAGCTGCACCTCGACGCGGCGGCAGCCATCGCCGGGCTCAACGTCCGTTGCGGAGCGCAGGCCTACCGCGCCTACACGCACAACGTCGCGACGGCGTGCGGCTCGGCGCCGCTTCAGTTCCGCATCGACTCGGGCGCGGCCGGCGGCGCAGCGCTGACGCTCGCACGCGGCGACAACGTCATCGATATCGACGCCTACCGCACCGACACGGCCGACCTCGGAATCGGCGTCAGCGGCGTGCTCATTCTCAACTACGAGTCCGACACCTCTGACGGTGGTGTGTCTCGCCACGCTCGAACGACCTGGTGGCACTTCAACCGCCCGGCGACGACCGCAGCGGCGCTTCTCACGACGGTCGCAGCAGCCGCGCCTGTCCTGGCGGAGAGCAACTTCGTCCGCATCGCGAACGGCTGGCTCTCGTACCTGAACGATGCCACCGCGCTGAACCTCTTCGCGCTGCTGCTCGAGGCCCTCTCCGGCGACGCCGACGGCGATGGCTGGTTCCAGTGCTCGGAGAACGCGCAGGTGTCTGACGCCGAGCTCGGCGTGCGCGTGAAGTACTTCGACGCGCGGCGCGGCTTCTTCCAGCGCTGGTGGGCCGACACGGAGTCGGGTCGTGCGGTGCTCGAGACGGCTCGGCGGTACCGGCTGTCGTGCACGGCGTCGACTCGTTGGACGTCGCTGCTGATGATGGTGACCTACCATTCGATGTACTACCGCATCACCGGGAACGTGACGGACAGCGCAGGCGGCACCGTCAACCTCGAGGCCTACCGGGCGAGCGATGGCCTCCTTCTCGGCTCGACGTCGCGCGTCGGCAACGGCTCGTACACCATCGACGTTCCAGTGGACGACCTCTGCTTCGTCGAGGCCCGAGAGAGCGGCGCCTTGCTCGGGCGCAGTGACGACGACACGCCGGCGAGGGTGGCATGAGCGCGCCCGACTCCATCAAGGCGGCCCTGCTGGCGGCGCTCGACGAGGCGTATGACTCAGACGGGCTGAGCGCGGTGCGCGTGACGCTACCGCTCGAAGAGACGGCGTTGCTCTACGAGGAGGGGGAGCGCCCAGCCGAGGCCACGTACAAGGTGGCCGTCGACGCCCAGGACGCGCGCACCATTCTCGTGCGCATCACCGTGAGGCCGCCCGCTCCAGCCGTCTGGCCGAGGTAGCCCATGGCCTTCGACGTACAGCTGCGTGACAACGGCGCTGGCGGGTTCGACGTCTCGCTGGCGACGAGCGGCGGCGCATCGGGCACCTTCGCGAGCTCGACGCCGGTGCCCACCCTGGCGGCCGCTGGAACCCCCGTCGTCACCGGCACTGCTGCGGCGTCGACTCCGGTGCCGACGCTCGCCGCGGCTGGCACGCCGGTCGTCACGGGCTCGGCCTCGGCCTCCACGCCAGTGCCCACGCTGGCCGCGGCCGGCACTCCCGTCGCGAACAGCACCTTCGCGAGCTCGACAGCGGTGCCCACGCTGGCCGCTGCTGGAACGCCGGTGGCGACCGGCGCCTTCGGGGCCACCACGCCTCTGCCCACCCTGGTTGCCATCGGCGACACGGTTGGCAGCCCAGTCACGGGCGACTTCGCTGCCACGACGCCACTGCCGACGCTCGCCGCGTCGGGTACGCCGGTCGTCACGGGCTCGGCCTCGGCGGCCACCCCGGTGCCGACGCTCGCCGCGCAGGGCAGCCCGGTGGCGACGGGCACTCTGGCGGCCGCTACGCCCCTGCCAGCGCTCTCAGCGTCGGGCACCCCGGTTGTCGCGGGGGCGGTCGCCGCATCGACGCCAGGGCCCATTCTGGCCGCTACAGGCACCTCCATCGTGGTGGGTGCCTTCGCTTCGTCGACGGCGGTGCCGACGCTGGCGGCTGAGGGTGCCCAGGTGGCGCCCCTGCCCGATGTCTGGGCAACCCCGGCCACCTCGAGCACGACCGCCACGGCGACGAGCTCGGGCCTCAGCCGGGCGTCTGCGTCGAGTGCATCGAGCGGGGCATCGTCTGCCGACGGGCGCAGTCAGGCGGCCACCACAGGAGACGCCGGCGGAAGCTCGGCGACAACGACATGAGCGACTTCACCATCAAGGCAGGAGACCGGCTCCCGAAGCTGCGCATGACGCTGTCGGACGGCTCCGGCACCGCGCTCGACCTCACCTCGGCGCAGTCGGTGGCCTTTCGCATGCGGGCGCAGCGGGGCGGGGCGCTGGTGACGCTGGCCGGCTCGGCGGCCATCGTCACGCCTGCGTCTGGCATCGTCGAGTACTCCTGGGGAACGGGCGACACCGCGACGCCGGGCGAGTACTTCGGCGAGTGGGTGTTGACGTACGCGGGGCCTGTGACTCGGACGGTGCCTGCGCCGAGCTTCGTCACCGTGACGGTGGCGCCCGTTCTGCCGTGATCAGCGCCGGGGCTCCGGGAACCTCGCGCACGCGGAGGTCGGCGGGCCACTCGGCCGGGTCGGCGCCGGCAGGGTCACGGACATGCAGCGCGCACCGGCCGTCACAGGTGTGCGTGTCGTCGCCCCACCAGATGCTGGTCTTCCCACAGGCGCCTCGAGGCCGGGCGCCGAGCTGCTTGATGAAGGGCGCGACGCCTGATGCTCGGCACTGGCGAAGCAGCTCGCGAGCCCAGTCGATGCCGAACGGTCGAGCGCCATGCCCTGACTCGCCGCCGATGATCACCCACGAGATGCCGGCGTTCTCGACGCCTTGGTGGTCGAAGCAGTCCGGGCAGGCCTTCCCGCCACCAACGACGGGCACGCTCATTCGGCCCTCACACGTCGAGCACAGCCGCCACAGCAGACCGACCTGGTCCAGGTCGACGCGCTCGAGGAGGGGCTCGACCGACAAGAACCGAACCACCGCCGGCATCTTGAGCAGCTCGGGGATGCGCTCTTTCGCCCGCTGCTGGTCCTCGACCGTGGTGCCGAGCCAGACGTTCGCGGGCGGCGTACCGTCGATCCACGCCTGCGCGAGCTCGAGCCCGCGCGCGCACCCTGCGGTGCGTTCGAAGGCGTCGACCTCACGGTGAAGGCGCCGCTTTCGCGATGGCGCTGCAGACGAAGCAGAAACCATCCAAGTCATCGCCGCAGCGGCCATCGTCCTGACAGCCCACGCGCCTGAGCGCCGCGAGCATTTCTTCGGCAGCCTCGTGCACCGGTCCGACGTGCAGTGTCGTCATCTCTCGGAAAAGCGCGGCGGCCTTCCGCACATCGTCAACCGATGCGACGAACACGAGCACCGGCTGATCTCCGTAGTCGCTCAGGTCAACTCCCTCAGCGTCACCGAGCGCCATCAGCTGCGCCTCGAACCTCACATTCGTCTCACTCACGTTTCGGTCCTCCAAAAGGCGCCCCACCTGCTGCGCCACCACATGCTGTCCATCCTGTTGCTCCTCTCCCAACTCGGGTGCCGCCGCCTCTTCACCGGCAGAGGCAGCGGCTCTCGAGCGACCTTCGGAATGGTGCGCGGCGCGGCCTGCTTCGCTCGACGGGCGAGGCGCTGCGCAGCTCGCCGCCGCACCTCGGCCCTCATGCGCTGCGACGACGGAACGGAACGTCGGACTGGTAGACGACGCGGAAGGGCATACGGTCCTTCTTCTTCCCGCCCTTCTCGTCGGTGAGCGTCACCACCGGCCTGATGGCCTTCTCGACGACCCCGCCCCAGGTCGAGCCCTTGAAGGCGCCCGGCAGTCTCGCGGCCAGCATCTCCCGGTTCTCCGGCCAGCCCTTCGCCGTGACGGTCTCGCCGTCGGGGTTCTTCTTCTGCACGTTGTGTCGCTTCATCTTCGACTTGTTGCCCATGCCTCGGTGCTCCTGGTGTTGCGGGTTGGTGCTGCTGAAGGTCAGGCCGCGCCGTCGCGCTTCCGCGGCTCGAGCGAGTCCCACGTCTCGTGGACGAGTTCGCCCGTCGGGTGCCACAGCCCCTGCTGGCCGCGACACGCGATGGGCCTCGGCAGCGGCCGCACGTCGCGCAGCACCCAGCCGATGGGCCCCACCCACCAGCCCCGCTGGTCTCGCGGCAGCTCTGCCGGCGACGTCACGAAGCGGTCGATGGTGGCCATCGCGACGAGGGCGCCAAGGACGAACTCGGTCGGCACCTCGAGGCCGCGGCCCGCCTGCACCGCGAGCTCGCGCGCCATCGCCACCGACTCCCAGTCAGCCTGGCGCGCGGCCGCGTGAATGCCGATGACGTCGCCGGGCTGGCCCCACCGCCCTGGCGGCTTCCACGTGCGGTTCTCGACGAGCTTCAGGCCCGCCGCGATTGCCCAGGCAAAGGGCTGCCAGACGGTGAGGACAACGAAGGGCCGGTAGGTGCGAACGCCACCGGGGGTAAGAACGATGCCCGGCCTCGGCGGGGGGGATTCCGAGGCGGGCATCGGGGGCCCGGACGTCGGGCCCCAAGGTGTCAGGCGCTGAGGCCCATTGCTCGGCGCTCGAGCTCCTGCTCGACGGCCTGAAGGTCCAGCTCGAGGCGGGAGCAGAGCTCCTCGTCCCCCGAGGCCTTCTTCTGCTCCGCGGCGACGAGCAGCCGGGCCGACTCGAGCTGGTCCTGGGAGTACTTGCCCACCGGGGTGCTGCGCAGCGGGCCCACCGACAACGTGCGGGACTCCGCCTTCGCGAGGACGGTTGAGAGACGACGCTTCGAGGTGGCCATGGTGCTTCTCCTTGTCGAGCTGCTGGGTGAGGTCTTCGGTTGGGACTGCGAGGGTGGAGCCGCACGCGCAGAGCCGCCACGTGAGGCCGCCCGACTCGCCGACGCCGTTGGAGGTCTTCCGGAGCGCGACGAAGCGGCGCGCGGTGTGCGGGTCGCGGCAGGTGTTGCAGACCTTCGGCCAGCGCGTCACGGGTCGAACCCCTCAGGCCTCGGGCAGACCTTCGCCCACGCCTTCTCGTTGCAGGGCCACGGGTGCTGGATGTGGTACCGAGTCAGCGGGCACGGCAACGGGTGCGGCTCGGTGAATTTCCACGCGCTCGGCGGCCCCTTCGAGGCCGCCTCGCTGGGCATGGTGGTGTACTCGCCGCGTTTCGGGGTTCGCTGGCTGACGACTTCGTACTCGTCGCCCTCGACACGGCGAATCCAGCCCACGCGCAGCACGGCGCGCCCTCCAGACGGCGTGGCGAACAGATAGAGACCGGGCTTCACGTGGTTTCCTCCCTCGAATGCTCTGGGTGGTTCGGCGTAGGTGTCGACGTCGGCGTCGGCGTAGGCGTAGGCGTAGGCGTAGGCGTAGGCGTAGGCGTAGGCGTAGGCGTCGGCGTAGGCGTCGTAGGCGTCGGCGTGCCAGCCCCCGAAGAGCCGCCGAGCCATCTGTGCGGCGATGGCCTTACCTGCGTCAGACGCCGCATCCTCCAGCACCGCGCGCGTGCGCTCGTCGTAGATGGACAGCGGCGCCGTCACGAGTCGTCCCTCCGCGCGCGCATCGGGATGACGTTCTCTGGTGGCGGTGGCGGTGGCGCGTCGTCGCTCCTGTCGTGAATTTGGCGGAACCGCTCATCACGGGAGTCGCCTTCATCATCTCGAGGCGCCGCGTCTCTGTTCGCAAGCCACGTCATGCCCGCGGTCGCCATCGCCACCAGCCAGGCGCCGAAGGCCACTCCAGCGAAGAACCACTGGAAGCTGCTCACGAAGACACCTCGAGCAGGGGAAGGGCGACCTCTCGGCCGATGGGGTTGGAGCAGTTGCACCGGCGCACCTCGACGGCGACCCACAGCCGGCCGCTCCGAATCGCGCCGGCGAACTGGAGCCACGGCAGGCACTGCCAGCCCGCATCGTTCAGCACGCGCTTGCAGTGGGGGCAGCGCCACGTCGTCTCGGGCTCGCGCTCGAGAGCGTCCTGAAGAGCCTCGGTGACGGAGTCGGCCTCGACGCGGCTGCTGCACTCGGTGCACGAGGTGAAGGGCTTGTGGTGGCGGCACCACCCGTTGATGAGCTCGCCGCTCATGACGCCCACCGTTGACCGAGGAGATCGCGCCCGGCAGAGTCAGCGCCATGCGCCTTCTGCTCGTGGTGGTCGCGGTGCTGCTGGTCGGCTGTGGAGCGGTCGGGCCCGTGGGCCCTCAGGGCCCTGCTGGACCGCAGGGTCCGCCGGGTTCTGGTGGGTCTTCCTCCGGGCGGTTGACCTTCACTGTCCCGACCAACAGCGCGTCGCGCTTCCTGATGGCCAGCCGACCTCCCATGAATGCGCACACCTTCAAGCTCGGCGATCAGGTGGCCATTCCGAGCACGGCGACGGCGGTGTACTTGGAGATCGGCGTGTGTGTGCCCGACGCGACAGCAGCAGGAGCCAGAGTCTTCTTCACCACGCCTGAAAGCGAGAACTCTGCAGGGATGCGCGCCACCCGGCCGTGCTCCTTGAACGTGAACGAGACCCGCGATGTCTGGTTCGCGAGTTCCTCGCGCGACCTCAACGTCTCTGTCGAGAGTGAGTTCGGGACCCCTCCTGGGGTGCTCGCTTCTGTGACTGTCAGGGGCTGGTTCGAGCCGTAGCCAGACTGCGGCGATCAACGCGCTCATCGCACTCACGCGTCACCGACTTCGGCGAGCACTCGCGCTGGTGGCTGTGAGCAGCCGGGGCACTTCGACCCGTAGCGATGGGTCGGCGTGTGCTCACCGCCGCAGACGATGCAGGTGACGACGCCGCGCACCTTCCTGTCGGCCGCGATAGGGTTCAGCTCCTCGAAGACGTGAACGACCGCAGGCGTCGCCTTCGCGACCGCCTCTTGTTCGACGGCATCGAGCCACGCGCCGAGGTTGGCGTGCAGTTCGCGCACGTCGACCGGCAGCATCGCGACCTGCTGCTGCGTCAGCCCAGTTGCGTCGGCCACGCTGAAGGCCAGCACGCGACCGGTCTGCGTCGCGCGTGACGTCACCTCCAGCGGTCCACGCTGGAACACATTCCCAGAGACACCCATGTCGTTCACCCCGTGTGCTGCGTCGTTCCCTGCGGCTCAGCCCGACCGCTGCTCGTCGTGCCGCTCGCCCGTTCACACCCGAACCCGCCCGCCGCATCGATTGATAGCACGCAATCATAGCACTAGCAATAGACATGAAAGGCTGATATGAAAGAGGGCGCCGGAGGATGCCCTCTGGCCTTTGAATTTTCTTGGAGGATGTGACGTGATGACCGATACGGCGATCGACTTGGCCCTCTACGTCCCACCGGAAAAGCCTTGGATGCTTCGGCTCAACTCCGATGAGTCGTTCCGCGACCAGTTGCAGGATGTGGTGCGGCTCTGGCGCGCACACGCCGAGGCAAGGGGCGATCGAGCTGAGGCGATCAACCTGAGCTACGTCGTGCGTCGAATGCTCGAGGCTGGAATCGCTCAGGCGTTCGAGGAGTACGGCGGTCGGCCGACGACGGAGGACGGCTGGAAGGCTGTTCTCGGTGCGGTCAAGTCGACCACGAAAGACAACGCTTCCAAGAAGCGCTGAGGCTCGGCCCACATGGGAATCCGATGCCTTGGGCGCTGCGCGCCTGAATGTCAGACCTGCGGTCTATGCCTGCTGCTGCGAGCGTCGCTCGCCGGCGTGGGCACGACGAGTGACCACGAACCAAGTGAGGGGAACCATGTCTTCGGACCTGGAGAGAATCGAAGCGGAGTTGAAGGCCATCAGGTTTCTGCTGGAGAAGCGGGGCACCAGTCTCGAACCGATGGCGGTACCGATGGAGGAGGCCGCGCGGCTCCTCTTCTGTTCGGCGAAGCACGTGTCGCGTCTGGTGAAGTCGGGGTCGCTGATCACCGTGCCGGTCGGTGGGCTGCGGCGCGTTCCGATGACGGAGATTCGACGCATCACCTCGGCACCCGAGGTGGGGCAGCGTCAGGAGCCGCTGCGTCGTCAGCCGCGGTACTCGGTGGCGATGAACGAGGCGGAGTACTTGAAGCTGCGCGGGCGCGTGAAGCCGAAGAAGCCGAAGCGCTAGCCCTTGCCGCCCTCGACGAGCCGCAGCGACGGTACCGGGAGCATGCGGGCGCTGTTGCCCATGTCCCTGTAAAAGTCGGCGGTGGTGCGCTTGTCGCGGTGGCCGAGCTGCTCAGCGATGGCCTCGAGCGAGGTGCCGGCTTCGTAGAGCCACGTTGCGTGGCTGTGGCGCAGGCTGCCGATGTTCCAGTCGGCGCCGGCCTCGCGCAGGCTGAACCACTGCCGCGAGTGCGAGGGGATGCTCCCGCGCGCCCTGATGGCCTTCGCAGCCTCGAAGGCGTCGACGAGGCCGATGGCCACGACGTGCAGCACGCCCGTCTTGTGGGGCACGCTGAGGTACGCGAGCACGCCCGTCTCGCGCTGCTCCTTCGTGGGCTCGTGCAGGCCACCGAGGCCTTCGGCGAAGCGCCGCACCTCGGAGACGTGCAGGCCGGTCGCGGCGAGCAGCAGGACGAGCTCGCGCACGTCGGCGGGGAGCTTGGGCAGGGTGGCGCGGACCAGCTCGAGGGGCACGGCCTTCCGCCGTTCGAGCTTCTCCGGCCGGGTGCGTGGCACCTGCAGGTCCATGGTGGGGTCCTCCGCACGGCCCAGCACAGCGCGCTCGCGCCGCAGCCACTTCGTGTAGCTCTTCAGCGTCACGATGCGGTTGCGACGGGCCTTCGGGCCCCACTCGGCCAGCTGAGCGGTGAGCTCGCCGAGCTTCACGGCGCGCAGGTCTCGGCCGGCGAGCCAGTGCATCCACGCCACCAGGTACAGCTGGCAGTCGTCGGCGTACGACTGAGTCACCCGCTTCACCTCGAGCTGGTACGTCTCGAAGGCGACGAGGCTGCCCGGTGTGAGGACGCAGTCACTCGACTGGCCACCGACGACGGCGCTCATCGGTCGGTAGAGGTGAGGGGCGCTCTCAAAGCGGGCCAGCTCTTTCAGCGCGGCGCGTTCCGTTCGGCACTTGGTGCTGATGTGGAAGCGCTGCCCGTTGAGCTCGCGCTGGATGACGTACGCCTGGCCCCGCAGGCCTTCGCGAATGTACCCGCCGAGCCACTGCCGCTTCGAGCCGACTGCCGGTTTCTTGCCCACGAAGTTCCCCACGAAGTTGGTTTGCGAGAGGAGAAACGCCAATGAAGAAGAGAGGTTCTACCTCAGAAACCCGGCTTACAGGGCTGCTCCAGCCTTCTGTCCGCACCCTCGGTAGTCGCAAGACTCCGAGGAGTGCCGGGCGGTTGGCTGGGACTGGGCCGGACAGC